TCTATCATTATAGTGATGACAAGGTGGTCAAAACTTGACTTGACCGGAATGATCGTGAATCAGATGGGCCGCGAGGAAGATGTGGACCAGTGGGAGATTGTTGAGTTCCCTGCCATATTGAATGACAAACCGCTGTGGGGCGAGTTCTGGTCTATTGAGGAATTGCTCGGCAAGAAAGCGGGTATGGACCCACGGTACTGGCAGGCCCAGTACATGCAGAACCCTGTCTCCGAAGAAGGCGCGCTTATTAAGCGCGAAAGGTGGCAGATTTGGGAAAAGGATGATCCTCCGGTATGCGAGTTCACAATCATGTCGCTGGACGCGGCGCAAGAAGCTAATACTAGAGCCGACTACAACGCACTGACAACGTGGGGTGTGTTCTTCAACGAAGAGACAAACAACTATGCGATCATTTTGCTCAATTCAATCAAGAAGCGGATGGAGTACCCAGACCTCAAAGCGATGGTGCTTGAGGAGTACAAAGAGTGGGAGCCTGATGCGTTTATTGTTGAGAAGAAGTCTAACGGCTCGGCGCTTTACCAAGAGTTCAGAAGGATGGGCGTGCCCATAGGTGAGTTTACTCCGGGTAAAGGACAAGATAAGATTGCGCGGGTGAACGCGGTGTCTGCACTGTTCCAAGGAGGAGTAGTGTTTGCACCGGACCGCAGATGGGCTAGAGAAGTTATTGAAGAATGTAACGACTTTCCGTCGGGTACAAATGATGACTTGGTTGACTCAACAACACTAGCACTCATGCGGTTCAGACAAGGCGGGTTTATTCGCTTACCAAGCGACGAGCCTGAAGAAGAGAGATATTTTCGCAGCAAGAAAGCTGCGTACTACTAAGGATAGATATGGCTACGAATATGGTCCCCTCATTGTCGCAAGCTCCACTGGGCTTGAGTGCGTTGGAAGATATGGGCGACATGCCCGCAATTGAGATTGAGATTGAAAACCCCGACGGTGTTCGCATCGGGCTAGACGGCATGGAGATTGACCTGATGCCCGACGAAGAGGGCGAAGACTTTGATGCCAACCTTGCAGAGGAGATGGACTCGGGTGAGTTGCAGAAAGTAGCAAGTGACATTCTTGAGATGGTGGACGCAGACATTAACTCCCGCAAAGAATGGGTGGAGATGTATGTCAAGGGTTTAGATGTTTTGGGGATGAAGTATGAGGAGCGTACTGAACCGTGGCTCGGTGCTTGCGGTGTTTTCTCAACGGTACTCACAGAGGCTGCTGTACGGTTCCAAAGCGAGACTATCATTGAAACGTTCCCTGCTCAGGGTCCGGTCAAAACCGAGATCGTCGGTGCAATTGATAAACTTAAAGAAGAGGCGGCTGAGCGTGTAAGAGACGACATGAACTACCAGCTCACCGAGGTGATGACTGAGTATCGCCCTGAGCATGAGCGCATGTTGTATAACTTAGGTCTCGCGGGCGCGGCGTTCAAGAAAGTTTACTTTGACCCGTCACTTGATCGTCAGGTGGCGATGTTCATCCCCGCTGAAGACATCATCATTCCATACGGTGCATCGAGTGCGGCCACTGCTGAGCGACTCACACATGTGATGCGTAAGACCAAGAATGAGATGAAGAAGTTGCAGGTTGCGGGCTTCTACGTTGATGAAGATTTGGGTGAACCTGTCTCGCTTCACACTGACGTGGAAAAGAAGAAGGCAGAAGATCAGGGCTATAGCCTAACGGATGATGATCGCTATCAAGTCTTGGAAGTGCACATCGACTACGACCTGCCCGGTTATGAAGATGAAGATGGTATCGCTCTGCCGTATATCATCACAATTGAGCGTGGCACTAACGCTGTGTTGGCCATCCGTCGTAACTGGAACGAAGACGACAAGAGGAAACTTAAGCGCCAGCACTTCGTGCAGTACACATACGTCCCCGGCTTCGGTGCTTATGGTCTAGGTTTGATTCACTTGATTGGTGGCTACGCCCGTGCTGGTACATCTCTCATTAGACAGCTTGTTGATGCAGGCACACTGAGCAACTTGCCCGGTGGCTTGAAGACCAGAGGGTTGAGAATTAAGGGTGACGATACGCCGATCAACCCCGGTGAGTTCCGTGATGTAGATGTGCCGTCAGGTACAGTGCGTGACAACATCATGGCGCTGCCATACAAAGAGCCAAGTCAAGTTTTGGCGGGGTTGTTAGATCGCATCACTGAAGAAGGTCGTCGTCTGGGTTCAATCGCTGACATGAACATCAGTGATATGAGCGCTAACGCACCGGTGGGTACAACGCTGGCACTGCTTGAGAGACAACTCAAAACAATGAGTGCGGTTCAAGCCCGTGTGCACTACAGCATGAAGCAAGAGTTCCAGCTTCTGCGTGACATCATTCGTGATCACACTCCACCAGAGTACAGCTTCGATCCAGTTGAAGGTGATAGGAAAGCAAAGCGAGCTGACTACGACATGGTGTCGGTGATTCCAGTGAGTGATCCCAACAGTGCAACGATGGCTCAGCGCATCATGCAGTATCAAGCTGTGATTCAGTTGGCACAAGGCGCACCACAGATCTATGACTTGCCACAGTTGCATAGACAGATGATTGAAGTGCTGGGTATCAAGAACGCAGATAAGTTAGTCCCAGTAGACGACGACCAGACACCACGCGATCCAGTCAGCGAGAACATGTCGTTCCTCACTGGCAAGCCTACGAAAGCGTTTATTTATCAAGACCACGATGCACACATTGCTGTTCACACCAGCATGATGCAGGACCCGATGATCATGGGTCAGATTGGTCAAAGTCCCATGGCCCAGCAGATGCAGGGCGCGATCATGGCCCACGTTGCTGAACACTTGGCGTTTTCATATCGTCAGAAAGTTCAAGAGCAGTTGGGTGCTACGTTGCCAGCTCCTGATGCGCAGTTGGATGAACAGGTTGAAGTGCAGGTGTCCAAGCTTGTGGCTCAAGCTGCGACGCAACTTCTTGCGATGGATAAAGCCAAGGCCGCTCAGCAGCAGGCGATGCAGCAGGCTCAAGATCCGATCATTCAGATGCAACAGGCTGAACTCCAGATCAAGAAGCAAGAAGCTGAAATCAAGGCACTCAAAGTCAAGGGTGACTTGCAGCTCAAAGCTGAGGAGTTGTCACTCAAGGCGCAAGAAAGCGCAGCTAGAGTTGGAGAAGATCCAGCCATGGCAGCGATGCGGTTGCAGCAGGAGATTGCTCAAGCCCAAGAGTTACACGGCTTAGAGATGGCGGCCAAGCAGATGGAGTTGCAGCAGGCTCAAGCCCAGCAGCAACAAGCCATGATGCAGCAACAACAGATGCACCAGCAGAAGATGGCTCACGGCGGGCAAGTCCATGAGCAGAGATTAATGCAGAGTAATAAGGAGTAATCATGGCTAACTTGCTTGAAGTGTTGAACGGTAAGCTTGATGAACACGTCAAGCAGTTGGTCGATGTTGTCAGTGGTGGTGGAGCTAAATCCCACGACCACTACAAAGAACTGTGCGGAACTATCCGGGGTCTGCAAACCGCGCAGTATGAACTTGCTGACCTCGTGCGTAAGACTAAGGAATATGAAGATGAATAAATTCGACGTTAGTGCGGTTGATCTAAGCGGGCTGCTAAACGCCAACGCTGAAGAAAAAGCCAAACAAGTGCCGGACCCAGCGACGTATCACATTCTGTGTATGTTGCCCAAGGCAGAGGAAGAGTTTAGTGAGACCGGTATTTTGAAATCGGCCACGGCGATGTACCACGAGGAGCTTCTCTCCCCCGTGTTGTTTGTTGCCAAGATTGGCCCTGATGCGTTCAAAGACGCGACCAGATTCCCATCTGGCCCAAGCTGCAAGGTAGGTGACTTTGTGTTAGTACGCCCTAACACGGGAACCCGCATGAAGATTCATGGGACCGAGTGGAGACTCATCAATGATGATTCCGTTCAGGCTGTTGTGCAAGACCCTCGTGGTATCCAACGTCCAACTTAAGGAGTAAATCATGGCTAAAGAAGAATTTAAATTCCCTGACGAAGCTGAAAGTAAGAACGCTAAAGCAGAGGAGAAGATTGACTTTGAGGTTGAAGGCGAAAGTGAGCCGGAAATTGAAGTTGTAGACGACACCCCCGCTGAAGACCGTGGCCGCAAGCCCATGGTTGAGCCTCCCAAAGAGGTGACTGACGAGGAGTTGGCTAAATACGACGAAGGCGTACAGAAGCGCATTAAGCACTTTACCAAGGGCTATCACGAAGAGCGTCGCGCAAAAGAGACAGCTGAACGTGAAAGAGAAGAGGCTCTTCGCTTGGCGCAAGCCGTGCTGGAAGAGAACAAAAAGCTCAAAGGTTCTGTCAATCAGAACCAAGCTGCTCTACTTGAACAAGCTAAGCGTGTAGTGACAAATGAGGTTGAAACTGCTAAGCGCATGTACAAGGAAGCCTACGAATCTGGCGATACTGATAAGTTAGTTGAAGCTCAGGAAGCACTCACTACTGCGAAGATTCGTGCAGATAAAGTAAATAATTTCAAGCCAACCCCTTTACAGGAACAGGAAACTCCTGTACAAATCACACAACAGCCCACCAGAGCTGCGCCCGTTGACGACAAACTACTTGCATGGCAAGACCAAAATCAGTGGTTTGGAAGCAACAAACGAATGACAGCCTATGCCCTAGGCTTGCATGAAGATTTAGTGAGTGAAGGAATACCGAGTGGCAGCGAAGAATACTATCGACGTATTGACTCTGACATTAGGGAAAGATTCCCCGATCAGGTTGGAGCCGGAGAGTCCGTTGATGCGAAACCTCAACGTACCAAATCCAATGTTGTTGCACCTGCAACCCGTAGCACAGCGCCCAAAAAGATCGTGCTTACGCAAACACAGGTGAATCTCGCCAAGCGGTTGGGAGTTCCGTTGGAACTATACGCCCGTAAGGTTGCTGAAGAAATGAGGAAATGAAAATGGAAAAGACTAACCGTATGACTCGTGAACTTGATACCCGCGAGAAGATGGAGCGTCCAAAGCAATGGATGCCCCCACAACTTCTGCCCGACCCCAATCCGGAGGAGGGTTATGCGTTTCGCTGGATCAGGATTGCATCGTTAGGTAAAGACGACGCCACTAACATTTCTGGCAAATTAC